TGAAGAGCGTCTTTTTAAAGCCCTTGGCCAACTTTTTGGTCATGTTACTGTTTTTAAAGGGATGAACGCGTCCACTAGTGGTCGTACGATGCATCAGAAATGGGGTATGTTTAAGAACCCTGTTGCCGTTGGCGCTGATGCTAAGCGTATGGACCAGCATGTCAGCAAAGATGCCCTTGTCTGGGAGCATGAGACTTATCTCCCATGTTTCCGGACCCAGGCAATGAGGCGGCGGTTGAGTCATTTGTTGTCTCATCAGCTTGCCAATAAGTGTCGGGGATACTGTGCTGATGGCAAGCTCAAGTATAAGACCGTAGGTGGTAGGATGAGTGGAGACATGAACACTTCTTTAGGGAATTGTGTTCTTATGTGTGCCATGATCCATGCCTATGCGGCATCAATTGGCGTTCGGATCCAGCTAGCTAATAATGGGGATGACTGTGTCATTTTCATGGAGCAAGAGGATTTGGAGCGCTTTCTTCTGGGGTTTGAGGATTGGTTCCATCGCATGGGTTTTACCATGGTTGTTGAGCCTCCTTGTTATATCTTTGAAGAAATTGAGTTTTGTCAGACACATCCAATTTTTGTTGGGCCGAACTTTGATGACTACATCATGGTTCGGAATCCCCGGACTGCCTTGGCCAAGGACACCATGTGTGTCAGTGGCTGGCAGTCTGGGCCCGCATTTTCTGGGTGGGTACATGCCGTTGGGACTGGTGGGTTGTCTATGACTGGTCAAGTGCCGGTTTTCCAGGAGTTCTACAAGTCTTATGTGGCTAGTGGGAATGAGAGGAAATCGGCCTCGGACTTGCAGTCTTGGGGCGTCCGTCAGTTGGCTAAGGGGATGAAGAGGTCATATGGGCCCATTCTCCCCGCCACCAGAGCTAGTTTTTATTGGGCGTTTGGAATCACTCCCTGTGAGCAGTTGGTAATGGAAGAATTTTATCGTGGCATGAGAGTCGGCAACGAGCTTGTTAAGGAGCTCGCCTACCAGACTCCCTTGCCATGGTAGCGTTGGCACCGGAAGTGCTAT